GCTTTAAAGGTTGTTTCAGTTGAAGACTATCAAAGAGGTTGGAGATTCTTTGCTTTTAGACCTTGGATGTCATTTCAAGATGATCCAGAATCTATGCAAAGTTTAAATTCTTCTCATATAATTGTAACTACGAATCCATCTAGTAATATATTAAAACATTATAAAAACTGTTTGAATCGTATAACTACAGATATAAAAACTAATAATATTGCTAGTAAAAAGGTATATGCGAATTTAGATGAAATACAAAATGAATTAAGAGACTTGACAGATGATGAGATGGATGACTTTTTAATTAGAAAATATGGCGCAGTTGAAGAAGATTATGTTTCTGATTCTGACGATAGTAATAAAATAATTAAATTTAAACCTAAAAGTACTTTCCATTAATAGGGTATATCCCCTCTTCCTCAGATATACTATCTTATTTTACCACACTTTTCACCATTTGTACACTACTATTTTTAACACTAAGAGAAATATTTAAATATGTACTTTTATTAAAAATTAGTGTATAATAATACTATAAAATAAAGGTTTGAACAATGACACGTAAAAAAAGTATACATTATGTCAATAATTCTGATTTCTCTACTGCGGTAGTTGAATACGTTGAGAAAGTAGATGAAGCCAGAAAAACTGACAAAAAGATTCCTACAGTTCCAGATTATATAGCTCAATGTTTTCTTAGAATAGCAGAAGGTTTATCACACAAAGCAAACTTTATAAGATATACGTATAGAGAAGAAATGGTAATGGACGCAGTTGAAAATTGTTTAAAAGCAATTGGAAATTATAATTTAGAAGCAGCAACAAGAACTGGTAAACCAAATGCTTTTGCATATTTTACACAAATTACTTGGTACGCATTCTTAAGAAGAATAACAAAAGAAAAAAAACAACAAGAAATAAAAATGAAGTACTTAACTAAATCTGGTATTGATAGCTTTATTGATGTAGGAACAGAAGGAGTAGCTACTGATACAGCTACACATTTTGTAGATACATTAAGAGACAGAATTCAAAGAGTGCGAAGTACAGATGAAGAGATAAAAGAAATAGTTAAAAAAGAAAGAAAAAAACGTAAAGTTAAAATAGCAGATTCAGATTTAAGTGAGTTTATGCAATGAAAATAGCTATATTAACTGATACACATTGCGGTATTAGAAATTCATCTGAAGTATTTTTAGATAATGCAGAAGACTTTTATACAAATATATTTTTTCCAGAATGTGAAAAACGTGGAGTTAAACAAATAGTTCATTTAGGTGATTATTATGATCATCGTAAGTTTGTAAACTTCAAAGCTCTTAATCAAAATAGAAGAGTGTTTCTAGATCAATTAAGAAAAAATAATATGACGATGGATATTATACCAGGAAATCATGATACGTATTATAAAAATACGAATGAACTTAATGCATTAAAAGAATGCTTAGGTCATTATATGAATGAAATCCATATCGTTATGGAACCAACAGTAATGCAATATGGTTCTTTAAGCATGGGTTTACTCCCTTGGATATGCGCAGATAATTATGAACATTCAATGAATTTTATAAAAGATTGTAAAGCCGATTGGTTAGGTGCACATCTTGAATTAGCTAACTTTGAAATTGGAAGAGGCATAATGGCTCATAGCGGTATGGATCCAAAACTCTTTTCAAAGTTCGAACAAGTATTATCTGGTCATTATCATACAGCTTCTAAAAAAGACAACATCTGGTACTTAGGTAATCCTATGGAGTTCTTTTGGTCAGACGCACATGATCCAAAGTATTTTCATATACTTGATACTGAAACAAGACAGATAGAAAAAATAAGAAATAATTACACTTTGTTTGAAAAAATTGTGTACAATGATAAAGAAATAGATTATAATAATTATAGTAAAAACTTATCTAAAAAATTTGTTAAAGTTGTAGTGGCAGAAAAATCTGATCCATTTACATTTGACAGATTTATTGATAACATTCAAAATCAAGATGTTTATGAATTAAAGATTGCAGAAAACTTTAATGAGTTTATGGGTGAGAATGTTGAAGATGAAGATATGAGTTTTGAAGATACGGTTGAAATAGTTGATACTTATATTGAAGCAGTTGATACTGATTTGGATAAAGACAAAATTAAACTTCAAATGAGAGAATTAATGACTGAAGCACAGGCACTTGAAATAGCATGATAATTTTTAAATCTATTAAGTATAAAAACTTTTTATCTTCTGGTAATTACTTTACAGAAATACCACTAGATAAACATAAATCAACTCTTATAGTTGGTCATAATGGCGCAGGTAAATCAACAATACTTGATGCCATATCATTTGCATTGTTTGGTAAACCTCATCGTAAGATAAGTAAGAGCCAACTTGTAAATTCTATAAATCAAAAACAAGCAGTTGTTGAAGTTGAGTTTACTATAGGTAAATCTCAATTTAAAATTGTAAGAGGCATAAGACCTAACATTTTTGAAATATGGAAAGACGGAAGTATGATTAATCAATCATCACATTCCTTAGAATACCAGAAGATCCTTGAACAAAATATTTTAAAACTTAATCATAAAAGTTTTCATCAGGTGGTAGTATTAGGTTCGTCATCCTTTATTCCCTTTATGCAGCTTAATGCTGGCCATCGTAGAAATGTTATCGAGGATCTTCTGGATATTAATATATTTTCAAAAATGAATATCATATTAAGAGAAAGAAATTCTATACTTAAAGAAAATATTAATAAAATAAACAATGATACTAATATTGTTAAAAGTAAAATAGAACAACAAACAAAATATATACGTGATATTGCAGCAGTTACTCAAGAAAACAGAAGTAAATACGAACAGCAAATTAAAAAAGCTCAAGAAAAAATAAACATTTTGCAAAATCAAAATAGTGAACTAAGTAAAGAACTTGAGTCAAATACTGCTAGTGATGAATTAAAGAAACTACAAACAGAAAAAAATAAAATTATAAGCGATATTGCTACTATAAAGCAGGAAATGAAAACTATAGCAAAACGTGGTATGTTCTTAGAGAAAAATGATGAATGTCCTACGTGTGAACAACCTATTCAAAATAAAGATAAACTTATATCTGAAACAAAGAGTGAAGCTTATCAAGTTCAAACTTCTTTAAGCACAGTAGAAAATAGTGGGGCATTAATTGATGCTAAGATTTCTTCATTGGAAGACGTAATTGCTAGTATAAGAAAGAAGACTGATACTATCAATGTAAACAATAGAGAAATTGTATCTTTAAATCAAAGCAATCAAGATTTACAAAAATATTTAGAAAGTGAAGTTGCGGCTGATTTAACTGGTGCTAAAAAAGATTTAGAAAAAATGAATAGTGATAAAGAAAGTTTATTCGAAGAAAAATTAAGACTTAATGAGCAGTTTGGATATAATGGTGTTATAGCCGAGATGCTAAGAGATACTGGTATTAAAACAAAAATAATAAAACAATACTTACCAGTAATTAATAAACTTGTTAATCAATATCTACAAACACTAGATTTCTTTGTTCATTTTAATTTAGATGAAAACTTTAATGAAACTATAAGATCTAGACATAGAGATGATTTTACATATGATTCATTTAGCGAAGGCGAAAAACAAAGAATTGATTTATCTTTACTATTTACGTGGAGACAAATAGCAAAGATGAAAAACTCAGTAGCTACTAACCTACTGGTACTCGACGAAACATTCGATTCTTCTCTTGACCATGATGGAATCGAAAATCTACTTAAGATATTATATACTCTCGATGAAGGTAGTAATACTTTTATTATATCTCATAAGGGTGATATACTTGATGGAAAATTTGAGTCGAAAATTGAATTTGTGAAAGATAGAAATTTCTCTAAGATTAAAAATTAAATGTTTACTTTTATTGAAAACTGGTGTATAATAGTATTATAAAATTAAAAAGGAAGGTTCATTATGGAATTAAGTGAAAACACTCTACAGATCTTAAGAAACTTTTCAGGCATTAATCAAAATTTATTGATTAAATCTGGATCGAATATTAAGACTATTAGCGAAGCACGAAATGTGGTAGCAACTGCCGATGTTACTGAAAACTTCGAAAAAGATTTCGGCATTTACGATTTAAGCGAATTCATTGGAGTAATGGGATTAGTCGATACTCCAACACTAAAATTTGAAGATGACTTTGTTACTGTTTCTGATTCATCAGGTAGATCTAAAGTAAAATATTTCTATGCTGCAGAAGAAACATTAACGTCACCTGCAAAAGATGTGAGCATGCCTGACGGAGATGTTAAGTTTACATTAGATAATGAAACTCTTAACAAGTTAAAAAAAGCTGCATCAACACTTGGCCATAGCGAAGTATCAATAAAAGCAAATAATGGTGTATTAAGTCTTTCTATTGTTGAAAGTCAAAATGCAACATCAAATGCTTTCTCAATTGATATTGATGGTGATTTTAAACAGGACGCTGTATTTAATTTCATCATAAGTATTTCTAATCTTAAAATTCTTCCAGGAGATTATGATGTAGAAATATCTTCTAAATTAATAACGCAATTTAAACATAAAGAAATACCTTTAAAATATTGGATTGCACTCGAAAAAACTTCAACATACGGAGCATAATGACATGTCAGATAATTTAACTCAACTTAAAGATCTTGCTAATAAAGCAAGTAGAAGTACAGTAGCTGTAATAGACGCTGTAACTCAAAGAGGTGGATTCAAAGGTGAAGAGCTTTCCACCATTGGTGGTCTCAGAGATCAATGTATTCAAATCATTCAAATTAGTGAAGCACTTCAACAAGAAGATGCCATGAATGATAAAAGTGAACAACTTGAAGAAGTTAAGGTTAAAACTAAGAAATGAGTGTAGATTTCCTTTGGGTTGAAAAATATAGACCTAAGTCTATATCAGATGTAGTCTTACCTCAAACTTTAAAACAAACCTTCCAAAAAATAGTTGACAGTAAAGAACTCCCTAATATGCTATTTACTGGCACAGCTGGTTTAGGTAAGACTACAGTCGCACGAGCTCTATGTAATGAGCTCGGTTGCGATTATATTCTTATTAATGGTTCTGAGGAAGGTAACATTGATACGTTAAGAACCAAGATAAAACAATTTGCATCATCAGTTTCACTTCAAGGTGGCTACAAAGTTGTGATACTCGATGAAGCTGACTATTTAAATCCACAATCAACACAACCAGCATTGCGTGGATTTATAGAAGAATTTTCAAAAAACTGTAGATTTATTCTTACATGTAATTTTAAGAATAGAATAATTGAACCACTTCATTCAAGATGTGGTGTTTATGAATTCAATACATCTAAGAAATCTATGATTGAATTATGTGAATCATTCATGGATAGATGTAAGACAATATTAGATAATGAACAAGTTAAATATGATGATAAGCCAGTTGCTGAACTCATAATGAAGTTTGCACCTGATTGGCGCAGAGTATTAAATGAATTACAAAGATATTCAGTTAATGGAAAAATTGATTCAGGCATTGTTTCAAATTTACAAGATAAAAACTTTGATGATTTATTCTCTCATTTAAAAAATAAAAATTTTAAAAGTATGCGTTCTTGGGTTGTTAACAATATAGATACAGATGCAAGCGCTATTTTTAGAGCTATTTACGATAGGATGACAGATAAAGTTGCACCACAATCAATACCACAACTTGTACTTTTACTTGCAGATTATCAATATAAAAATGCATTTGTAGCTGATCACGAACTTAATGTAGTAGCATGTTTAACGGAGGTAATGTCAGATGTCCAGTTCAATTAAATTAACTTTATATACTCAAGATGATTGTCACTATTGTAAAGTTTTAAAGAAAAAACTTTCAGATTGGAATTATCATTATAGAGAAATCAATGTAAGTTATGATTTATTTGCAAAAGATTTTTTAAAAAGTGAAGGACATAGAACAGTTCCTCAACTCTATTGGAATAATATACACTTAAATAAATTTCCAACTCTAGATCTTACTAAGAGACATATTGAAAACGAAATCGATTATGAAAATTATGTCGGTGGTGTTGA